TATATTGATTCGATATTATCCGGAAATTCTAAATCTATATTATTTTTACCATTAACTTTATTGTTAAAATAATCTAAAAAATTAAATCCTCCAGCATAAAAAAACTGTTTCATTTTTTTTGGTTCCCACCCAACATGTTTCATAAAATGGTATTTCCAATTATCAAATAGTGAAACTAAAATATAAGTATTATTTATTGGGTTGATAATTGACAAACTCATACAACTATAAATGCCTCCCGAACCGTAATCTTCATATGATGGGTCAATTTCAATCTTAAATGTATGTTGTGGATTTTTTTCAATTAAAGATTGATAAAGTTTTTTAAACAAGCTAGTTACGTAAAATTCTTTACCTCCAACTAAGATATCCCTAAATTGATGTCTAACAATATATTCCATATTATAAATCTCCAGTTATCCTTTCACACCAACCATTAGTTGCACTATAAGGCCACACAACCCAATACTTTGGTTTTTTATCTGTTTGGAATTCTCTCCAAATTTTACCATACCCTTCACTATCGTTTTTAATATTTTTAACTTCATTGACATCGGCATCTTTTCTAAAAATAGTTTCATCCATTTCATCATGAAATGCGACAACAAAAAATTCATAGTCAGTTAATGGTATTTTATCAAAACCAATATCTATACAATGTTTAAATATCTTTAAGAATGATTTATCAAAATCTTCACCATATAATGGTGGATTTGGTGCATAATTATTATCTATTGTATATTGTTGCACAGCCCTCTTTTTAAATGATAAACCAGCATATCTTTCATAATCTTCTAATGTTCTTTCAGTACCAAAATCATAAATTCCAAAATCAATATCTTTAACTAACCCATCCATCTCAAATAACTTTCTATTTCGTAAATGACAATTTACATTTTTAGTTACCCATTTAGGGTCATCATCCCATTGTTTTTTTCTACCCTTTCTAGTATATTCATGCCAAGCAATGATTTTATGTGGATGAAATAAATCATAACCCCAAGTATATGCCCTTACCGCAATTGAAATTTCTTCCCCGTGAAAATAATATTCAGGATCATGTGGAACTTCTTTAACAAACGAACCTAAAGTGAAGCAAAAATGTGCCGAATAGAATCTGGCCGGCAACGGTTCAGTTCTTTCCTTATAATCATCAATAGTTGCAGGTAAAAAGAACACCGCACCTTCGGGTATAAACCTATCAAAGTTCATTTTCCATGGTTGTTGTATTCTACCACTTGGGTCATTATCAGGATCAAAAGATGATATATACCCCGTTAACAAAGGTTTCTTATGTCCTTTCTTTTGGAGTTGATTTACCATTACAATACACTCCTCGTCCCAATTTTCGGCAAATCTATGATGTGAATCCAACTGTAACGTGTATTCTTCGTCTTTGTAATTCTGTTGTAATTGATTTCTAGCCCAACAAGCTCCTTTTGACTCCTTATAGTCAATATCAACAACTTTAAATCTCTTATCGTCCTTAAATTCATCTAAATTATCCCACAAATCCTCCGTTGAGTGTTGCCAAGCGACGGAAAATACCAATTTTTTGGGGTTTTTAGCCTTCTCAATACAATCTTTGATTGTCGGTACCAATTGAGGGTCTCTATATGATGCAATTTGAATAAAAATCTTTCCATTTCCCATATATTATAAATTATAATCTAATATAACGGAAATTATACACATTTAGAACCGTTATTTTGTTTTTTAGAAAAAAAATCGTATTATTTATTATAATAAATCTAAATGATAAATGAGTACAATTTACCAACCTATAGTAATCGAAAAAAGTAATGAAATTATTGAATCTTTAACTGACTTATTTATTGATTATGAAATAATGTCATTGGAATTTGCTAGAAAGTATCTGTGTGATAAATTAACCGATAAGTTCATCGAGGGGAATTTAGATAATGACGACGAGGGTTCAATTTTAATCTTTAATGACGAGGAATTTGAAGTAGTGTTAAGGGAAATTGTTGCCGGTAGTGTTTTGTATGAATTAAAAGAGAAGGGTTTAGTCGATTCATACCAAGATGACACAACTGAGGAGATGTTTTTTCTAACAAAAAAAGGAAAAAGGGAAATGAAGAAAAATAATGAGTTAATTTAACTATTTTTTCTTTTCTTCAATACTTTGATCATATAAACTACGCTTATATTGTCTAACCTTATCTTTCAATATTGACAATACCTTTTGTGAGTTGATTAAATTTGATGAAATTATAGAAACTCTTGATTTTGTAAGTGGTTGTAACCCACCTGGTATAGAGTCTTCCAATTTTCTTAATTCTTTAACAGTTTCATTAAGTGAGTTTTGTAATTCCTCAATTTTAAACTGAACTCTACTGAACTCATTGCGAGAAACCTTAGAGGTTTGTTCCATTATAACTTTATCTAATATATCTTTTACCTGATTTTCGGTAATAATTTGTTTTTCCATAATTTATTATACACCGATGCTTTTTTCTTCTCTATCAGTTAATTCACCATCTCTTTTCATACCTTCTTTGATATACGTTCTAATTAATTTAGATACAGTTTTATCTTGATGATTAGCAACCTTTTCGATTTCTTTATAATATGCCGGTACAACTCTGAAAGTCAACATCTTAATAAGTTGTTTATGTTTAGGTTGTTGTGTTTTCGCGGTTTCACCTGAAGCCTGCATTTCTTGATATTTCTTAGACGCCATTTGGATATATTTTTATATAAATATTTGGTTTTACCCTTATTTTTCATTATATTATAATAAATAGATAAAATATGTCAGAAGATAAACCACAAGTAAATTCGGTTATCAAAGAAATTGAAGAGAAATACCCTGAAATGACCAAAGAATTCAAAAGAATAATGAGGGACCAATACGAAACTTTTTGTAGAAAACAATCCAATTACGGTCCTGATAACATTGCGTTAGGTAAGGATTTAAGTAAGGAGGAAGACCGTAAATTGTCTCAAATGGGTCTTTGGTTCAGAATGAACGATAAGATACAAAGAATCAAACAACTCGTCGTTTTGGGTCGTCAGGATAACGTAGGAGAGGTTGTGGACGACACCTACCAAGACCTTTCTGTATATTCCATCATTGCCCAATTGGTTAAAAACGAAAAATGGGGGAAATAACCCAAAACAAATAACAATCAAATAAGGGGTTAAGAAATAAAAAACTTATCCCCTTTTCTATTTTATAACTCCTACAAGAGTATTTATTTAAAACGACAAAGAAACCATGAAAGTAAACATTAATCATCCGTCCTTTATTTCATTTTTAGATAACGTTAGTTCCAACATTTTGTCCAATGTGACAGTTAGTAATTATTTCACACTACCCCAAGAAAAGAAAATGGGGGTGTTATATATGGTATTTAAACTAATGAAAAAATCTCTATTAGTTAGAGCAAAACTAACCGACGTTGAGATGAGAAGTTTCGTTACAGTTTTATGGAAAAAGAACGAAGAGATTGAAAATTATGAATTTGCCGCCATTTTGAATGACATCGCTCAAAATTTTGATGCAGTTAATGAGTTCACCAAAACAACCAAAAAAACAACAAGGACAATAAAAGTAGACAAAACTGACAAAACTAACAATGGCTAGAACTATTGACATAGGGTCCAAAACATACTACGCAAAACAAACATTGAAGTGGTGTGAGAAGTATTTTGGTCTATGTGATAGAAAGAAAAGAAAGTTAATCTTTAAAGTTAGTGAATGGAAAAGAAAATCAGGTAATTCTGAAATTTACGGAAACTACTGTTTTTGGAGAAATACAATAACATTGTATCTACCCAATAACACCACCATACATGACATTGTGGCTACCATGATTCATGAATATACACATTATTTACAATCTCGTACAAAATATAGGAATTACGAAAAAACACATTATTATTCCCAAAACCCATTGGAGAAAGAAGCTAAACGTAATGAGGAGAAATATACCAATATATGTTTAAAACATATTAAGAAGAACATGTAACTATAACAAATCTTTTACAATCTCCGCTTCAGGAATTTCAATTAAAAATAAGAAAGTATCGTCGTTGTTATGTTTATTTCTAACAACAACATCACATCTTAAATGTTCTTTTATATCATTAATGTACCCATCTTTAATTTGATGAGGTTTCATTTTTTTATATACATAGTATAATTTGTCTTGATAATTTACCAATTCTTTAGGGACCATTATTTAAATTTAAAATGTGTTAATTTTTCAATATCAGATTTATCAACTTTATTGTTATTAATACCGTCTGGTTTTGATGTATTATTGTCAAACAAAAAACATAACCATTCTTTAGTTTTAACCACATATATAACCTTCCAACAATTAGTTGGAACAGCAACTTTACCTATACGTTTAGCTTCACCAAAATTACCACACCAAACTTTAACACTGTCATTTTCTAACGATATTTGTCTTTCCAACATCTCGACACTTTTCCAATCTCCAGCGTTTAATGAGTGATATTGTGCCGCCATATTTGAAAAATAAAAACACTCATCTTGAACTGCAGGTGTTTGACATAAGTTCTCAGCTGCGGGCATCATATGTCCTCTATCTGTTCCTGAACCCTTGTAATCCTCAATTAAATCAGTTTCATTTGGTAATTTTGGGTCGGGTTTGAAATTGTCTTTTCTTGCCAATGGGGTGGGACAACCTATTTTTGCCTTTGTAATCCACCACTCTACCATCACAGGATATTTCTTTGATTTTGAATAATGTGAAGTGTAATTTGTGTGTTTTAACACTACCACGTCTTGTGCGAAAGTGAACACTGTGATTGTTAATAACATAATAGTCATTAATGTAATCCCCACGTAAGAACCTAAATTTTTCCTCATAAATTGCTTTCTTTTAAATACTCGTAAATCTCCAAAGCAGTATTATTATTAACAATAAATTCGCTATAAGGTATGCTGTTAACATCCAATGTTTCCTTAATATCATTATCAATTTCAATAGCTTCCTGTAAGTTCTGAAGTCTACCATTTGTATCATATGTTTCATCATTTCTTTTTAATAATATGTTTATGTTGTCATATTGTTTGAATAATGTCCAAAGAAAATTACCTAAACCTGACATTCCGTAATGAGATGCAGGGTAACCCTCTCCGTATCGTTGTTCGTAAAAACACCCCAACACTATAGGTGAATCGACAATGATGTAATCAACTTTTCCATAAAGACGACTAATGTTTCTATGTTGATTTGCGGTAATAAAGAATTGGTCCTTCAATTGGGATACATTTCCTTCCCACGCAACCTCTTTTGGGAACTCATATGTGTATTCAACACTCATGTGGTGTTTTTTCATCTCGGTAAATAAACCTGACGCTTGTGTGGATTTACCAATACCAGGACCACCAAAAAAGTTAATTATCTTACTCATACTTTATATAATATACATAAAAAAAGGGAGTTTGTGAAATCTCCCGTATATTAATTTATATAAGTTTATTTTGTCCCCCGACAACAAAAATAAATAAGCCATATATTGTAAAAACACTCAAAAATAGGATGTCTATTTGTCATCAAAAAATTAATTTGGGTTATAGGGACTATTATCTTAAGTAAATTTAAATTTTTATTTCATATATTGGTATTTATATAATTATTACTATGGAACAACACACAATGGAATTACTTGGTATGGTTTTAGTTGCTGTCATTACAGCATTAGTTGGTCCAGCGGGACTTGAGTATGTAAAAGCTAAACTATCTAAACCTATCTCAAAAGACATCGTTAGAGATGATATTGAAAGAAATTTGGTTATTTTTGACGAAATATCAGAAATTAGAGATATGTTAGATGCAGATAGGATTTGGATAACTCAATTTCACAATGGTGGTCATTTTCTTCATACAAACAAATCAATTCAAAAGTTCTCAATTACGTATGAAGATACTAAACCTGGAATAGGTAGTGTTATCCATTTATTCACAGATATTCCATTATCGTTATATTCAAGAGCAATGAATCACATTATGGAAAATAAACATTTATGGATTCCAGATTTTAAAGATGAAACAGTTGCAACTTGTGGTTTGAAATCGGCAGCAGATGCGACAGGAACCAATGCAACATATGCAATTGGGTTATTTGATATTGTAACAGACAGATGTATTGGAACTATGGGGATTGATTATAGAGAGAAAAAGAAACTAACACAAACACAAAAAGATTTTCTTATTGAAAGAGGTAGTCGTTTAGCTGGATATTTATCAGTATACCTTAAATCAAAATAACATATTATGAAAAAATTTATATTCACAGAAAGTCAAATTAAGAAGATTATTGATAGTCAAATTACTGAAACCAAAGAAATACAAGAAGGAGATGAGAATAGAAAACTCACAATGACAGTTCAAAAATTTTTGAATGAAATTTTTAAAGGGGATAAGTCATTTACACAATTAGTTGTTGATGGTAAAACAGGTAGAAATTCATCAACGTCTGATGCAATTATTAAATTACAAACTTTATTAGGTATTGATTACATGTCAAGAGATGGGGTTTGGGGTACAAATACTGTAGATATTATGAAATCAAAAAGACCTGATTTATATAAACTATGGGATAAAATGCAACCTAGTTTCCTTAGTAGTTTATTCAATTAATATTAAAATATAATTTAATATAAGTTATACCCAAATATTTTTTATGATATTTGGGTTTTTCTTTTAATATACCTACTTTTGTGTCTTAATCAAAAAATAGATTTATGTCAGAAGAGAAAAATGAGAAGAGATGTTCAGGTTGTAAAACACCTAAATCACTTGATAGTTTTTACAAGAACAAATTGGTATTGGATGGTCATAGTAACTACTGTATTGACTGTACCCGTGAAAATTCTAAAAAGTATTTTCAAAGAAAGAAATTAAAAATCTCTAAAATTGAAAATGATACCTTATTAAAAATGGCATTTTTGAATAGTGATACGATTGGTAATGTATCAGTAAATGCTGAAAATTTAATGAAAATCATGATGATTGAAAAGATGATTGGTTCAATTACAACTGAATTGAGTAATTTAAAGAATAATGTAATAAAATCAGAAAACATCATATCTCAATAATTTTGGTTTTTTTATATATTTATGTAGTATGAATATTACCGATTTAGTGTACGACGTACTAGTTGAGGAAGTAAAAAATAAGAAGCAATTTGCTTTCCTATTAAAAAAATGGTATGGTGATGAACCAACCCCTCAACAAATTAAAAGAGCGGAAGAGAATTTACAGTTATTTTTTGAAAAGCAAAAAGGGTTAACATTAAACAATCCTGGTGTTCTTTCGTTCCTACATCGTTGGGATGGTGTACATGGTTTAGGTGTTAAGGTACCAGATTTGGACAATAATGGGGTGCAAAAACAAAATAACGGACAACCTATGTTCAAATTGGTTCCGTTTAATTTTGATGACGTTAAAGACCCAGGTCGTTATACTTTAGAACAATTTGAAGATTTACTTGACGAATTTAGAGATGCAACCTTAAATGGTAATGATGAAGAAGATGAATTCAAAGGTAAATTAGATTCCACACCTGAGAAAATTAAAGCATCATATAAATTATGGTTAAGTGAACGTAATAGTGTGGTCAATGAAGAAGGATTTAAAGTACATTATGTTTCTGACGCTAGAGAAGCAATTAAATACGGATTTTATCAACAATCAACAACAAAAAAATTAGGTGGAGCACAATGGTGTGTAACAGGTAGAAATACTAATGATTCTCGTGGTAATTTATGGGGGACATATAGACCAGTAAGAACGTTTTGGTTTGTTATTGATGAATCTAAAAATCCTATAGATAATCCAAATCCTAATGTTCATAAATATTATTTATGTGCACTACAATATTGTGAAAGAGATAAAGACTATAGAAGTAATCCATATACTGGGTTTAAAATGACCAGTATGTTAAATGATGGTGATGAACCTAAAACATGGGAAGAAGTTACTCAAATTTACCCACAACTTGCTGAACATAGAGATTTATTCAAATATATAAAATACGATGAGAGTGAGTTATTTGATAGGGACATTGTTAATAGACTTAATGAAACACCAGGAAATAAATTAGAATTTGCAATGGTTAGAAGAGATTTGAAAAAAGCTTACATCGATAGAGGTGGGAATATTTCAACTGCAAAGTCTTGGCAACGAATGGATACTGATCTTAGAACATTATATATTATTTCAACAACGGCAAGAAATGTGATTGACAAATATCAATCATATGAGTTGATGAGTGAAATTAGAAAAGTTGGTAATGAATTTAAGTTATTAGATAACACACTTAGGTCTTTAGGTTTAAGATTAGATGAAAGAGGTGCTGCTGTTAATCAAAAATTGGGAGATGTTGGAGTCGGTTATATCTATGAACATTTAATGTCGAATGAGTTTATAGTTGCTAGAGTTAGTATAGATAACAAAAATTTAGTTTTATACGAAAGTAAAAAAACGAAAAAATTTGGTTTATATTATAACGACAAAGCATCGTGGGTTAAACAAGATAGTATAGTTTTTGAACCTAACTATGTTCAAATGGGAACTGATTTATATAATGACAATGAAGGTAAAACTTACATTGTTGAGACATACACAACAGGTGGTAATCCAGATAATACAAGTTTATACTGTGTATTTCCAATCGAAGAGAATGATAATGCAAGTGGTCACTTTGTTACCGCGGCAAAATTTGAAATGTTAAAAACTAAAATACAACCTAAGGATGAAAATGACGAAGACGATAGTGTAAGAATTAGTGATTTTGACCCTGAAACGGATGTAGATATTAAAGAAATGAATTAAATAAAAAAGGGACATTAAGTCCCTTTTTTTATGATAGTAATGAATAGTATTCTTTAAAGTGTTTTATACGGTCAGGTAAACCAATTGTCCCACCATTAACTCGTTTAGTTATAGATGTTACAACCGTATCAGTTGCCCCACCATCCGCCATTTTATGTAGTCCATTCTTACTAAAGAACCAAGCGGCCGATAATAACGCATAATCCGAAGCTACCTTATCGGGATTTGCGGTCATGTCCTCATTGATTGATTTACCGAATGCTGTGTAGTTATCTTTTCCCGTTAATTGAATGTAACCGCGACCACAGAACTTAGACCCTTCACCACTTGATTCTGGACCATTACCCATTCTACCCCCATAAACCTTATTAGCAATTTTTGCAGGTTGTCTCTCATAAGGTTTCGCGGCCGCTTCGGTAGGGAAATACTTCTTAAACGTTCCATTCAAACCTTTAGCTGAATAGTTTAGATTTTCTTTAGTTAATCTAAATCCACCACTTTCATGACCACATTGAGCCAAGAAATGAGCCAAACGTAATGGAGTATTAATTTCAAATTTAGCTGCAGTATCAGGAATCTGAGCAATAACAGCGTCAGGTATATGTCCCTTTAACTTCTCTAATTTTAATCCACCGATACTCTTAACGGGTGCAGGTTCAGTAATTACTGTAGGAGCGCTTACAGTTCCTTCAGAGAACATTTTAGACCATGTTCCATCTCCCACAATACCATCAGCACCTAAACCATGTTTAGATTGCCAATCTTTTACCGCAGCCTCGGTCTTAGGTCCGAACTTACCTATAGGGTCGACCCCTAACTTATTTTGTAATTTTTTTACATCTTCTCCTTCTGATCCTAATTTTAATAACATAATTTCTCTTTTATTATAAATACTTACTTTTTTTTTCAAAAAAAAATAGATATATTTATTTCTATGGATATGTCAAAAACAACAGACGGTTTTAACAAAATAATACACGAAGGTTCAAAATTATTAATCGGTATTGGTGATAGTTTTTGTGCTGGAACTGGTACCGAATCTAATGAATTATGGGAAAAAAATAATTGGGAGGTTGAGAAAATGAGAAATGATCCTGATGTATTTCTTCAAGCGAGAGTCGGTTCATTTGTAAATCAAATATGTCAAAAACACTTAACTGAGTACACACCAATAAATTTAGGTATGGCAGGTAAAGGAAATCGATTTGCAATTAGGGAATTATTCCTAAACCCTAACTTAAACATTGAAATTGCACATGAAAAAATACTGGTTTTTGTGGTGTCAGATTTTTCAAGGTTTGATGTTGCAAATGAAATTTGCGACGTTAGTCATCACTCAACAACATTATGGCCAAGTTATTCTGAAAAAAATAGAATGGGTTATGCGGAATTACAAAATCATTTTGGCGAAAGTATATACACTGAAAAATTTGTACTATCAGAATTTTTATTAGATATGTATATGTTAATAAATTGGTGTGAAATAAACCACACTAAATTATTATTAATAAGTGGTTTTACTCCAGAATTAAATCGTGATTATTTTTTCAAGACCTTAATGAAAGGTAATGAAAGTGTTTTAAGAAGAAATGTTGTAAGTAAATTAATTAATAAAATACCTTGGTATAATATTATACAACCAATGGGATATGGTTCTATGATTGATATGTTATTACATTTAGAAAATAGAGATGACTTAATACCAAATTATGGATTTAGAGATTTTAACATTGAAAAAACCAGCGAGTTTGGTTGGATTTCAAAATGTCAACATCCAACAAAGAAAGGACACGAACTAATTTGTGATATTGTATATGAACATATTTTAAATTACAACAACGTTGTAATTCCAAACTACAATTTAATGGACGAACAATATTTTCAACAAGAAGATAAAAAGAATAAATCAATTATTTAATTATTGTGAGTTCCACACCAAGGACAAATTGGTAACGATTTCTTACCCTTATGTGTTGTTTGTGTAAACTTCTTTCTGCAGTTTTTACAAGTTAAAAATTTAGAGTCTTTATTTAAATCCTCAATACTTTTAATTTGTTTGTCCGTTAAAGGTTTTTCTTCCTCAAGTCTATCGGCGAATTTATATCTCAAAGGATTAGACATTCTTTCTGATTTACTAAATAATCTTTTCTTTCTTGTAAACGCAAAACTTCTACTTCTCTCGTCGATATCTTCTCCTTCATTAACCAACTTCTTTAAATTCTCTAATTGACCTTCTGATATTAATATTCTCATTTTATAAAAGACATTAACTTTAATTTATTTTCATTCAAATTCAATTGATGATTAGTTAAGTATGAAACTAAATTATCTATTTTTACTGATTTGTTATAAAAATTTTGTTTATTATCTTTGTTCTCATAATCAATTTTAATTGATTCGTTATCACAATCAATTGACATAGATTTAATTCTCACAATCACATGTTCATTCTCAAATCTATCTTGTTGTCCACCAGTACCAATAAAAAATTTATCAATAATGTTGTTTAATTTTTTTCTAAGTTCAATACAATGACGACTTGTATTTGGGTCAGATATTATTTTATCAAAATACTTTTTAGTTTCTCTTGTTATATAATTATTGTCACCGTATTTTGGATATTTTATTTCAAAATTATAAACTGGCTCGTCTATTTCTGTGGTTATATTATATTGACTTATATAACTATCTAAAAAATCTTGTAGTGGCCATTCATCTCCCCCAATATATTTAATTTCTTTTTTGATTAAAAAACGAACTAAATGAACTACAGAAAAATTAAATTCATCATCATTACCGAAGGATAAATATTTTTCAATATCATCCGCTTCCCTATCATTTTCCTCTTCATAACTTCTATAACTTAAATCGGTTACATCATCAACAAAATAATCTTTTAGTTCTTCATTTGATGAATAATTCGGAAAATAATCACTAGTAAATTCCTCAATACTTTGAACCCCTAATTCATTTAACAATTCATTTTTATTCTCATTATAATAATTTGTAAAAATTCCCTCAATATCTGAAGAATACTCTTCTTGTTCATAATATTTGTTTTCCAAATCATTATGTACCCATTCCCAACCATTACTAGCTTCACCTCTATATTGGTTAATACTGTAGTTAACACCAGCGGCTTCACCAATATTAATATCATCAACTTGTATTACTAATCTTCCATTATATACATCCACAGAACCATTTCTAGTGTCATCATTAATTAAATCTTCTAACGCATCATTATCCAAATTTAAAATTGCTACCACTAATGGATTGTCAATAGTGCCTATTGATTTTTTAATTACCTCCATTCCATCTTCATCTGGTAAAATAGATATTCTTGCAATTTCACTTTTTACTTCTTGTTCCGATGTTTCTCTAACTAATGACGGAAAGAAATAATATTTAATCTCATCTTTACCAAACCAAAATTCAGTTAAGTTAATTCTCTTATCATCCTTATTCATATATTGATTTGTCTCAAAATGGAATTGATATTTATCTAATGGATTGGTTTTATTAATTATAATAAATAAAGGTCCTTTAGTATTGTGTGATGGAAAATAATTTGTTCTATCTCTGTATTTTTTATTCAAACAATATTCCCCCCAAGTGGTACACCACTCTGTGTTAACACCTAAATAAGCCGAACCCTTCTCAGTCAATGGTTGGTAAAATGTCCAATCTTCACCAGTGTGTAATAATTTATAATCGGTACCTAAAATCAACGAATCTAATATCAATTTAAAATCTAACGTATCCTCAATAATATATTGTTTAACAATATTGTATAAGTCACCAAGTTGTCTTATTTTACCAACTTCCACTGCAACGTTATGTAGATACACATAACCTAAGTATTCTTCGGCCTTTACTAAATCGTCATCTCTTAATGTTCCTTTTTGATAAAAAGACAATAACATTTTAGCATATTTTCCTAATGATAATAATTCACCCGTACCATCAATATTGGTCTTAGGGTCGGCCATTACAATATCTAAAAAAGTCTCATATGGTATTTTTGAGTAATATTTTTGATATATCTCTTTACCACTTAACTCAAGTAATAATTCCTCCAATAAAACTTCTAAAATCTTCATATCTATATAAATATCTCTTTATGTATAATAAAAAACCCCTCATTTCTGAAGGGTTTATCTACGACTTTATAATAATATTGTTACAAGTATCTCTTGAACTCACTCTTTATCTTCTCTACTGCTTCGTTTACTTGAGGTAATTCCTCTTTTTTAGGTTCTACCACATTTTCCACTTGAACTGTCTTTTTGTTGTTTTCAACCAACATTTTAAGTTGTGATTCTGTGATTTTAAGTTTCTTAGTCATCGCTTTGTTTTTATATAAATACTTGAGTTTCCAGAATAGTTTGAGTATATTTTAATATGAAGATAACAGTTATAGGAGAATTAGGTAAAGATGTGTTCGTTTATGGTGAAACTAAGAGGATGAGTCCTGAGGCTCCTGTCCCCGTTTTTAATCCATTGTTCACAGATGAAAATCCAGGTATGGCAGGAAATGCGGTTGAGAACTTGAAACCATTTGATAATAAAAATGAGATTAACTTTATCCATCAAAAACAACCAATTACCAAAACAAGGTACGTGGATTACAAAACTAATCACATGTTTATTAGAATTGATGAGGGTGAAAACAATGTAGATGAATTGATATTAACTGATGATATTATTGACCAAATTAAAGAATCTGATGCGGTTATTATTAGTGATTACAATAAAGGTTTTTTATCTTATAATATCTTAAAGGAAATTGCTTATCACTCCAAATTTATCATAATGGATACCAAGAAGAAAATTGGTCCAGATATTACAGCTTGTTTTAATTTTATTAAATTAAATGAATCTGAATTCCATAAACAAGAGTTAAATGAAAAATCAGAACAGAAGTTATTAATTACATTGGGTTCTAAAGGTGCTCAATATATGGGTGAAATATTCCCTTCTCCTGACCCTAAAGAAACTATTGATGTTAGTGGAGCTGGTGATACATTCACTGCGTCTTTCACATTAAAATATTTGGAAACTAATGATGTGAAACAATCAATTATTTACGCTAATAAAATGGCGTCAATTGTTGTTTCTAAAAGAGGGGTATCCACTCCATGGAAAAAACAGGCGTCGTTAGATGACCATGATTTATTACCAAAAATTTATTAATTTATAGGTAGGTATTTATTTTGTTCTTTAAATCAATTAACATTGGTTCATGAACTTTAAGGTGAAGATCACCCTCAATTAAGACATCATTTATTGTTGATCCGTCAATATCCTTATACATCGTTTTATAGTCCCAAATTTCAATGTTATTGATTTTTCCTAATATTCTTATAAACTCGTTAAAATCCTCCCATAATTTGACCCTAACGTCCACTGTGGACATAATCCTATTATCTTTATCCCAATTATCTTTTATTGTCCTATTTGGGATTTGAATAATGATTTTATTATTATATAATTTTTTTAATTCTTTAATAAACTCAAAGTAGTCATTAACTAAATCACCTACCAATTTTTCAATGGGAATGTTCTTTTCTTTAGATTTTCTAAATAATGCTATTCTTAAATCAACATCCCCCAATTCAATTGAAATTACATCATTTTCCCAAATTGGTATTGTGTTAAAAAACATTTTCCAATCACTATTTAAAAATCTACTTAATGATAAAGCCTGTACTGATACAGGTACAATGTCATACTTTTCGGTGGTTACATGCTCTAAAGGTGCCGTGGTATTATAATTAGCGTGAGAATCTCCAATTAACCAAAACTTCGATTTATGAATTGTTGAATTAAAATCAATACCTTTTCTTACAAAATTATTTGTAATTGTCCAAGGTAAACTAATTTTATATAAACATTCACCATTAACTTTTATTTCTAAATCAACTCCACAAAACATTCCCCAATATTTCGCACAATTTGGGTCGGGCATCATTTCCCTTAATGTTGTTGCTACCCAATAACTACCATTTGGACCAAGTTTCAATGGGAATAAACGGGTGTATGTTCTAAAAGGTAATTGAATAAAATTGAGGATAGTTTCCACCTCTTTATCTGAATTATTTCTAATCCAATATTTTATTTTATGCATGTTATCCTCAACATATATTTCGTAATTTTCTAATTCAAACATTTATTATCTATTATCAATATAAATAATTATACCCGTATAATAATCAAGAAATTCTTCATTATATAAATTCCACTTTATATCAACCCCATCAATTGAATAGACCTCAAAATTATTAAAATTATTTAATAGATAATCTCTAAAATATCTAAATTTACTTTTTAGTATTGTTGAAGATTTTATATCATTTTCCATACCAAGGTGAAATTCAGTTACAATTTTAGGTATTGTTTTTAGAAATTCAAAATTTTCAATTGAAAATATATCATACTCACCTCCCTCACAATCAATTTTTAAAAAATCAATTTTACTTAATCCATTTTCGGTAATAAACTCATTAAATGTTAATGTTCTTGGATATGCAATATTTCCGTCCCATTCAATTTTTACGTTTTTAATATCTGTAATTGCAGCTTTAATAAATGAAACAGGGCCACCCATTAGATTTTGTTTCAGCACTTCAAATTGATTATCTAAAGGTTCCACAACCCAACAATGTTTTGGTTTATTTTTCAATATTGAATATGTAAATGGACCAATTGACGCTCCAATATCCACAACAATGTCCCCTTCCTCAACCGTAAAAAATTTTTCGTAAATGTTATGTAGATTAAATTCTTCCGTATTTAATTTTTTAAAAACTTCAGAAACATCTCCCCATATAAAATTATCGTCTAACATTAAATTAAATTATTTCTATTGAATTTATTTTATCCCCTTGTTGGATTAAATCAATTATGTCTAATCCATCGATTACTCTACCAAAACAAGTATGATTTCTATCAAGATGTGAAGTGTTATTACGACTATGGCAAATAAAGAATTGAGAACCTCCTGTGTTTCTACCAGCATGTGCCATAGATAATACACCTCTGTCGTGGTATTGTTTTTCGGCATTTACTTCACAAGGAATGTTATATCCTGGTCCACCAGCACCCGTACCATTTGGACATCCACCTTGGATAACAAAATCAGGCAATACTCTATGGAAATTTAACCCATTGTAGAAACCTTCATTAATTAATTTTTTGAAGTTGTCAGTTGTTATTGGTGTTTCATTGTCATATAATTCTGCAATCATATCACCTTTTACTGTTGAAATTTTTACTTTGCTCATTTTTTTGTTTTTTATGTTTTTTTCCAGTATTTATTCTAGTATACTAGCACTAGAAGCAAAACTAGATATAAAGAATACTAGTTTAATGCTGGGTTAATTTATTCTCTTATTGTTTCTAAATAATCTCCAACTTCAATTGTTAACGAATCTATTCCACCATCAAATTCATAAAAAGAATCGTTGATGTCTCCGTCGTTATACATGTCCCATTCACTTGGTGCAACTTCTTGTTCTTCTTCAGTTAATGGAGAACTCCATTCAAGGTCATAAAAACTTGTATCACCATCACGAGTTTCGATTAATTCTAATCCATTGAAATCTTTATGCATCATTTCGGATATGTTTTTGTTTCTCAATAATTTAACTAATTGAAAAACATCCATCTCGGTTGTTTTTAATTCACCACTTCTCCAATTAATATCTGCCGATATTGAGTAACTATTACCCTCCCAATCACCACTAACATATAGTGTTTCGGTTAAACATTTTTTACCAAATGATAATGTTATAGTCAAATTTTCATTATTCATGTAGTTTTTTAATTCTCTAATAATTTTTGGATATTGCGTTGGTTTCCTTGCCATAATACTTATATTTAAATTGCTTCATATTCAATATCACCATAATCATAATATTCATTATCGTCGTTATTTTCCACACCGTCTTCTTCTCCCTCTTCAATCTTCTTAATTGCTTCACACGCACTTTTCGCCATAACTCTGTAAGTCCAAGATTGAACTAATGGTTGTTCAGCTTTAATTTCCCATTCTGTTTCTTCAGTGTCTTCAGGTAAATCCTCATCACAATCTGAATCAATTATGTTTTTTTCTTTTTCTAATGGTCTCTTGAATGTGTCAATTGATTTCATTAATTCGTCTCTAAATTCAATTAATTTTTTTACTTCGGTAAATGTAAAATTAAAAGATCCGTTAGGTGTTGATAACTGAATATCAACATGTGGGGTCTCATCGTTTCCAAAGTCATAAACCATAAAACCATTTTCTTGACCTAATTCAATGTTGGAAGTATCAGGATAAACTGAAATATATGCGTCGGGATTATCATCGACCATAGTTTTGAATTCTTTTTCAAGAGATTCCAATTCTTTCAAACAATCGGAATATTTCTTGGTAAACTCCTTGTCCCATTTTTTGGTGTACTTTGCCATAATAATTTATTTTATGATACCAATATATGAAAAATAATTGATATAAAAAAATTATATGGATATTGTTTTTGGTTCTTTTTCTTTGTGAAATTTATTTACGTATTTCTTAAAGTCAGTTAATCCTCCTCTTTTCTCGACCCATCTAACGGGGTCAATATCTCTAAATCCAAATGTACTTCCACCATCAGATAAATAAACGGTACCCGTTGATATTGAACTTAACTTTATACCAACTTCTTCAAGTACTTTTATTTTTTGTTCTTCGGTTTCCCATGTATTTAAAAATCCCACAATATCTTCTTTCCATAATATATCCTTAATTTGGATATTGTTTACAACCGTTTCATTCCAAAGACCTTCTCTATGTATTTTAAAATCTGAATAATATTCACGTATTTCTTTCGCACGTTCTTCAATAAAATTATCAACCCATCTGTAATAGTTGATTAGGGTTTTAGGTTCGTTTATATTATTAAATTCATTGTGTCCTTTAAATTCTTTATAATATTCATTTCTAATTTTATCTGGTAATGTATGTAAAGTAATCCACCTTCTACCCGAATCGTCGGGTGTACTCATAATATCACCAGGAGCTTCAAATTGTAAATCTCCTTCAATTTGAAATATAATACCTCCACTAGTTTGTATTCCCTTAATTCCATTAACCATCTTTTTATTCATATATCTAAATGTAGATAATGCCTTTCTTGTACCTACCATTTTAGCAATCTTATTGATACTATGAACATCCCCTATATGAAATGTTGTTACTCTTTGTTTTCCCCATATGTAGTTTACAATAGATGAAGTTAAAGGTATATCCAATCTATCAATATGTGATTGAATATTACCCATCCACTTCAGTTCATTTAACTGTTGTTGTTCAATAAGTTTTAATTGTGATTCTGTTACCTGAAGCTTCATTAGATATAAATATTAAAAATTAATGTAGACCCAAGCATTCTGTTTATATCTATCATATTTCTTAAGTGATGCTGTCGTTCTGTGCCACCCCTCAACCAAATCGTATTTACCATCTTTTGTTAAATAAACAATAATAGGTTCAGAAGAGATTCCATTTGTATCAAGTTTGGATTGTTGTGTATTATGTCTTTCAGAATCGTTAGGTACTTGTTGATTAATACTACCACCAATTTTACTCTTTAATCCTTGTTGATCTCCATCAATGAAAATATCTATTGAAACATCCAACACTCTAAATTCCCAATACCCTTTACCAAATCTTTGAATCCAATTATCAAAATATGTTTGGCCAAGTTTTTTATATACATTATTATCAGGACCCACTTCCTTTGTATTTTTATACATCCAATCCCTAATAACATATTCAGGCCACAATACCCCCGTATATTCCTTACTTTTTCTAACCAAATAGTTTAATAACCCATGGCGAGTTTCGGTGATAAGTTTATATTGTGATTCTGTTATGAGGATATTCATTAGATATAAATATTACTTAATTCCAGATAGATATTCATCTATCTTCTTTTGTACCTCAGGATCTTGACCTGTATAAATGATATTTGTAAGGTATTGTCTCAATGGATATATTCTATCCGTCAATACTCTTTCCTCTACTTCAGGGTTTTTACGACTACGTGGAACAGGGTCCATCCAAGCTTTATTAGCAATTGTCCCATAATCAAAAGGAACCACCCTATAACGTGATTTAAGACGACTTCTGTCTGCAACGAAGATTACGTTCAACATATCAGGTTTAATACGAGGACCGTCACCAGAATTACCAATAGACCCATCCGGTATAAAGTTCTTATCACGAGTAAATGAAACCATTGTTTTATGTTTGGATTGTTTTAATGTTCTATCCAAATTCATAACCTCCTCATATTGTTTTGACCCTACCAACATATTACCATTCATAATACCCAAAGCACGTTCTTCAGTTGTATGATGATAGATAGGTATTGATACCATATCTCTTAACTTTTCCAATAATATATCTTGTAATTTCATATACACATATAAATATAACAAAAAAAAGGATATGAGTAGCGAATTCATATCCCAACGGAACGTTAACCATTCCGGTCCTAAGAGGTACTTTCGGTACCTTTATTTAAGTTCTCTCATCAAACGATTAATTATTTCAGTGTTCTTGGATGTTCTTTTAAAAGTTTTAACTCCAGACTTGACACTTCTCATTGCTCGTTTTTTTGGTGCTGCTGTTCCCATGTTAATTATGAATTGAATTGGTTTTTACCCAATATTTTATTACTTAATGCGGTGTCGGGATTATTCATATTTTGCATATCCTTCATACTAACTGGAGATACTGGTGTTCTTTTTGCTACAACTCCCAATATCTTGTCAAATATTTGTTGGGTAACTCCTGTTTGTCTATTGTATTCAGGAATATACTTTTTAACTGCAGCATCAGTATTTGTGTAAAATAAACCATCAGGTTTAACTCCAAGAGAAGCCTGTATCATTTTAATATTGTTTCCTGATTGACCAAATTTAAGTGGTACAACCTCATTAGGAACATATTTTACTTTTGGTTTTGCAACTGGTGGGGGGGTCATGTTGAAATATTTAACGGCCTTTGGGTTAGAATCGTAGGTTAAGTTAACGATATTAGCCTGAGCTCCACATACATAAAATCCCATACTGTCGTCACTCACATCTTTAAATCTACCGTTGTTGAAAAATGTAAACTCTTCTCCATTAATCCCTTTAATCACTTTGTATGTTTGAGGTGATTTTAAACCGATACAACTTATGTTTGGACTTTTTTGTGGTGTAATTTGATTAGGGTTACCCATTGGTGCCGATTGTTCTTTAATGACTTTAGAAACAATATTTCTTAATTGTTCTTCTGTTAATTTGATAATTCTTTTCATATGTTATATAAATATCTGTGTTTATTATAAATATCTACTTATCGTTATATAATTGGTTTACCGTGTCAATTAACGATAATTTGGATTCGTTCGTTCGTATTGGTCTACGAATTGGTTTAGTTAAATCAACTTTATCTTTATGTACAGCCTCTTTAGGTAATTGTCTTTCTGGATAATCACCTAAACGTCTTATTTCCCTAGCTTCAACACTTTTTAATGCATCTAATAATAATTTATCATATGTTCCCTTTTTCAAAGTATAAGGTACACGAATCAATCCCAAACCAAGATTATTAGTTTTAATAAATTGGTTTTTTAAATTATCACTTTCATATAGTATATTATAATTTAATTGCCTGGTGTATTCTGATTTAGCAAACCTAGGTTCAAAATGTTGTTCACCATCATATTCAATAAGGATATTAACATATCCTGGTTCAGGTATATAAAAATCAAACTTTTGATTACCTAATTCTTTGAATTGTTTTTCTGTTTCAAATTCGTAATCTTCTTCAGATAATAAATTTTTAATGTGAATTTGATTTTTTGATTCTTGACATATTGGGCAACCTTGTCCTGCAGAATGGTTAGAGGGAGTTTGTAGAAATATTCCATGCTCTCTACCATTTGAACCTATTTTGTGACATACAATTTGAATATCATCGGTCATTCTTTTAAATTCACTATCAAGATTTGGATAAGAATATGGTTTTTCATTTTCATCTTTAAATCTTTCATTATTTAAATTATAAGTTGTATTTTTAAATTTATTTAGTTGGTTAACTCTTTTACATTCTTTACATTCAATTGATCCGTATTTTTTGGTAGAACTCCCAATTAATGAGGGGCTCGCAAATACAATTGGATATGGGGTTTTTCCGTGTAATGTACAACCAAGTGTAACGGGCGAAGTTCCTCCAATATAATCCGATAATAAAACAAATCTATCATTATAGAGTTTGCGGACTTTATCCATGAATTTTTTTTCTTTAACCGCTATTCTATTACATTCGGGACACAAAGGTGTACCAGTATAAAAAGTTTGAGCTTTTTCCCTTGAAATTTCTTGATTATGTTTTACACATTTTATTTTACCATTTTTTAATGGGGTTTCATATTCCATATTTTTCCAATCATACCAACTTATTGGGATATGGTATAATTTCATCTTTTCTTTGACTTTTTTAATGAATTCACTACGAGAAAGATTACTCAATGATTGTCTAACTATTCCTTGTTCTTCTCTACATTTTTCACAACCAACATATGGGTAGTTATCATATCTATAGTCTCGATATATATGACTTGCTGGATTTGTAATAGTTTGTTTACCGTGAGGTTTTTTATTTGAACCAAGTTTAGGACAATAAAAATCAAATTCATTTTTAATACCTGTATATCTTCTTAAACCCGATTTATTGTAGATATATAAAGGATTTCCATTTTCATCTTTCCATATTTCCTCAGCCTTACTATAATAATTATTTACTTCTGAATTTCTTTTATTTAAGATTCTATCTTTTTTACATTCAACACATCCTTCTGAACCAATATTACCTTTTGAGATATTTTCAGCCTTTACAGGAAAATCAATGTTATGTTTATTACAATGAGCATTTACAGTTGCTATTTTTCTAAAATCTTCTAAATTAGGAAAGTCATAAAGACAACCTCCTTTATATGGAAAAAGTTCTTTTATCTTATTTAAAAAACCTTCCTTTGTTACCACATTATAACCTTCATCCAATGATGTGTTTTCTTCTTCCAATATAATATCTAATAATTTCATATACACATATAAATATCTCCCATTTATTAACGGACACAAAAAGAGAGAGACAAATTTCAACGGGGGTTCCGGCGTGTGAAAACAAAAAATTGTGAATGGGGTTATCGGAGGTTAGAAATTAACGAATACCCACATAGACAGGATAATCAAATCCATCAGGGTTCATAATAAATAACTGAATTAATCTGTGCCAACCCTCCCACATTTCCAATTTGCCCTTTTCAGAACGGTTCATGGCCATAATCAATGGTTTCCTACTACCGGACTTAAGGAGTTCCAATTGTTTCTCATGACGTTCCTTATCACCATCAAATAGGGTTGCACCCTTAATACGAGGTCCAATGTTGTGTCTTGACTCAGAATCCAACTTATCCATGGTAATGTGAAGGTTAGGAAAGAATTTCCATTTCATCTTCTTAAGGTCTTGAAAGTATTGGTAATTAGGGTGGGTGGGGTTCATCATCTCAGGATTAAATCTGGCGGTGGTATAATAAAGGTCATTAAAGACCCATTCTGGTACATCTGGAAGTTCCTTTCTCAATTCCCTATATAATCCACCACGTAGTTCGTGGAGGTCTAAGACGGTCTCATTTAGGGAATTATGTTTT